TCGAAGGACAGCCGGGCAAAGAGGGTGCTGCCGGGGCGGTATTCGTCCAGCTTGAGCCTGGATGCGCTGTACGTGTGGACCGATGATGGTTACCGCGCGTTGCGCGATGCGATGCGGGATGGGGAATTGATCCTCGTCGCCCGCGAGGACGACGGGACGACGATCGAGACGGCGAACGCGCTGATCGCCAGTCTGAGCGAGAGCTTCCCCGACCAGGGTGAGGGAACGATCTCGATTGGCATGACCATCGATGGATTCTGGTCGGAGCTGGAGTCGTGAGCGGAGCTCGGGGAGAAGCGACAATCCAGACTGACGACGGCGAGGTTGAGGTGCTTTTCACCAATCGCGCGCTGGCCACCGCCGAAAAGTTCCTGGGCAGGAGCATCATCGGCATTGCGCAGGGATTTGTGGATGGTGGGAGCGGAATCACCGAGGTTGTGAGGTTGCTCCAGGTCGGAATGGAAGCGGCACGGCGCGATGCGCGAAGCGGGAGTCGAGCCGTGACCCTCAACGATGCGTTCGCGGTGTTGAAGCAGGCCGGCTTTGCGGCCGTCGCGGCGGCGGTGATGGAGGCCGTGGCGGCCGTGTTAAGCTACGGCTCGGAAGAGACCGACCCAAACGCATAAACCAGGAGCGTGAGCTATTTGATTTTAACGCGCTCCTGGGCGAGGCGCTCAAGTGTGGAATCGGGGTGCTGGAGTTCTGGGATTTGACGCCGCGGGAGACATACGCGTGTATCAAGGCGGCAGGATGGCGCATGGAGCGGGAGCACCGGCGCGATGCATGGCTGGCGTGGCACGTGGCGGCGTTGTCGCGTGCCAAGCGGCTGCCGCCGTTGCAGCGGCTGTTGGGCGGTGGCGAGAGCCGGGTACTCGAGGGCGCGGAGTTGGAGCGCCGGCGGCGGGAGCGCGATGAAATGCAGGAGCGGATCGACGTGGAGAAGCTGAACGAGGCCATGAGGAGACGACGTGGCGATTGATGCCAAGCTGGGCCGGGCCAGCGTGGCCATCCGGGCTACGCTGGACCAATTGGATAGCGACCTGGCCGGGGCACGCAAGAAGGTGGACGGTGCTGTGGGTCGCATGGCGAGCAGCGCCGGTCGTGCGTTCCAGGGGCTGGGCAAGGTTGCGCTGGCGGGCGGATTGGCGGCGGTGACGGGGGCCGTGGCCGGGGTGGCTGCGGTGGTGCATAGCACGTTGCCGCTGGCTCAGGAATTCCAGGATCAGTTGGCGGGGTTGAGCATCGCGGCGAGCTCGTCTGGTCTATCCCTCGATGAGCTGCACGATGCGGCGCTGAGTGTGGGGGGCGATACGCGCCTGCTGGGTGTGAGTGCCACTGGCGCGGCGGATTCTATGACCGGCCTGTATAAGGCCGGTCTTTCTACTACAGAGATTTTTGGCGATCTGCAGGGCTACATGGCAGGGACTGCGGAGCTGGGCGGGGCGCTGCGGGCGGCCATTGACCTGGCGGCGGCGACCGAGCTGGATATGGTGAAGGCTTCGGACCTGGCGGCGGTGGCGCTGGCGACTTTTGGCGGCGAGTTGGAGACGGAGGCGGAGCGGGCCGAATTCATCAACAGCGCGCTGAACAATATGGTGCAGGCGGCGGATGCGAGCGTGGCGGAGGTGACCGGGCTGGCGGAGGCGCTAAAGAGCGTGGGGCCCACGGCCAGCAGCATGGGTATCTCTATCGAGGACACGAACAACGCATTGGCGATCCTCTCTACGCGGGGCATCCAGGGCGCGGAGGCGGGGACGTCGCTGAAGAGTATGTTGGCCAACATGCGGCGGCCGACGGACACGGTGACGGAGGCACTGGATGATCTGAATGTCAGCCTGTACGACGCAGAAGGGGTTTTCGTCGGGCTGCCGAATTTGATCGAGCAGATGCAGGATAGCATGGCGGGGCTGACGGACGAGCAGCGGGATCAGTATGTGCAGACGCTGGCCGGTACATACGGGATGAACGCGCTGAACACGCTGTTGGCGGAGGGTACGGAGGGGTGGGATGCCATGGCGGCGGCGACGGCGGGGGCGGCGGGCATCCAGGAGCAGGCGGCGATCAAGGCGGGGACATTCTCGGGGATGATGGAGGGGCTGGGGGGGACGATCGAGACGCTAAAGATCGGCATCGGCGAGGCTTTTCTGCCGGTGGCGCAGGATTTGATCGGTACATTTGGCAATATCGTGGCCGATGTGGGGCCACGGGTAGCTGAATTTTTCGAGCAGACGCTGGCCCCGGCGCTTGAGGCGGCGGCGACGTTCGTGGGGACGTTCGTGACGGCGCTGCTCTCGGGGGAGGACCCGGTGGCGGCGCTGCAGGCGGGGTTGGCTGAACTAGGACTGGACCAGGTGGCGGAGACGGTGGGGATGGTAGTGGAAAGGGTCACGGAGTTGTGGGATACGCTGCAGCCTTATGTAGAGACGGTGGCGGAATGGATTGGCCAGAATATTGAGCTGCAGGACGTGTTGATTGCGGTGGGGATTGCGATTGCGACGGTGGTTGTGCCGGCGGTGATATCGCTGGTAGCGTCGGCTTCTCCGATTCTGCTGGTGTTGCTGGCCTTGATAGGCATAGTGGCCGGGCTGCGGGCAGCGTGGGAAAAAGATTTTCTGGGGATGCGGACGGCGATTACGAATTTCTGGGAGAATTCGGTTGAGCCGGCGTTCGAGGCGGTGGTGGCCTGGCTGCAGGTGAATATTCCGGTGGCTATTCAGGCGGCGGCGGATTTTTGGGAGAATACGCTTAAGCCGGCACTGGAAACGGTGTGGGGATTTATCGAAGAAAGTGTCATTCCGATTATAGAGGACGTCGTAGGTTGGTTGAAGGAGAAAATCCCCGAGGCGATCGAGAAGGCCGGGGATTTCTGGGAGAACACACTCAAGCCGGCGCTGGAAACGGTGTGGGGATTTATCCAGGAGAACGTGATCCCGATTTTCGAGACGGTGGTAGAATGGCTAGCGACGAATATCCCGAAGGCTATTGAGATGCTATCCGACCTGTGGGAAAATACGCTGAAACCCGCGCTGGAACTGGTATGGAAATTTGTCGATGAGAATCTTGTGCCGCTCTTTGAGGCGATCGTGGAATTGTTCGACGTCGCATTAACGCTGGCCCTGACCGCGTTGGCCGGTCTGTGGGAGAACGTACTTGAGCCAGCACTAAAGACAGTGTGGAAGTTCATCAAGGAGAATTTGCAGCCGGTATTCGACACGCTGAAGGAATTCCTGGATGACAAGCTCAAAAAGGCTATTGAGGGGGCGACGCCTTTGCTGGATGGCGTCAAGGGTGCGCTCGATAAGATAGCGGAGGCAATTCAGCCGGTCATCGATTTCATAAAAGATTTGACGGAAAAGATAAAGAATATCAATTTGCCGGATTGGTTGACGCCGGGCAGCCCAACGCCATTTGAGCTTGGGTTGAGGGGCATTGGCGAGGCGATGCGGACGCTGGCGCGGACTGAATTGCCACGGCTATCGGCGGAGTTGCGGCAGGTATACGAGGTGGAGGCGGTGACCAGGCCAGAGGCTGAGCCGGGCATTGGCGGCCGGCAGCAGGTCGTGATCTATGGACTGACGTTAGAGGGCGTCCAGGATGCGAGTGGATTGCTGGGAGAATTGCAGGCGATGGCGATATGATCACCGATATTATCAGCTATGATGGGAATACATTCGCGCCAAACTACGAAGTGGGATTTGTGACCGGGTCTGAGCCGCGGTTGCCGCCGGCGCAGGTGCAGATTCTGGAGCGGATCGGGGCGTGGCCGGTGATCGTGGCGCTCCAGCGCAAGCCACACAGGTTGGCATTGCTGATCCGCATTGCGGGCAGCAGCCGCGATGCTCTGCGCACCCAGTTGTTTCAATGGTTTGACCCGGAGAACGAAACGCCAAAGACGCTAGTAGGCGAGAATCACGCCGGCATCCAGATGAGCGTCGAGGCGCTGTGTGAGGAGCTGCGCGTTTACGGCGATCAGCAGCACGACACGGCCTTCGTGGTGACACTGGCAGTTGATGGCGACGTGCGGTGGCGGGCGACGGAGACGAGCGACTCATGGAGCATTACCGCCTCCGGCCAGACGCATACCATCAATAACACCGGCGAGGACGATGCGTATTCGACGTTGGAGATCACGCCGACGACGGCAAAGAGCGCAGGCTATGCGTACAAGCGCCACGCGCTGGTGACGTGGCGGGCGATCAATCCGGGCAGCAATTATCCGATCAGACTGGGGCCATTGAATACGGCGGCGCTGGTCGGGGCGGGGAAAGTGCAGGCGGACGGGGACGATCTGCGGGTGTTCGTGGACGGCGCCGAGGTGGCACGCCACCTGGTGGACATGAATGACGCGAATACCTACATTTGGTTTGCGGCCGATTGGCAGCAGGCGGCCGACCTGGAGCTGACGGCCTCGATTGCCGGTGCAGGGTCGATAGACAGCATTGAATTGGACGACGAGGTGGAAATGGCGCGGCTGCCGTCGGCCGGCTTCGTGCGCGTTGGCAGCGAGGTGTTCTCCTACTCGGCGGTGGATCTGTTGAATAAGTGGTTGACCGGCATTGAGCGGGCGATCTGGGGCACCTCGGCCGGAGCGCATAGCGCCGGCGATGACGTATTTTGGATGCAGCACGAGGTGGTGATCGTATATGGCGACGCGACTGCGACCGCGCCCGATACGACCGGCACCGAGCCGATTTTCGAGCTCGACCTGAGCACGAATACCTCGTGGCGCTTCGAGGAATTCGGGCAAACTGCGTATCCGGGGCGACCGGCGACCTGGCGACGGTGGGGGAATTTGTCGCTGTCCGGGCAGGGAGGCACGTATTCGGCGACGCAACGAACGATGGCCTCGCCCTATACCGTGGCGGGGGCGTGGCTCGACGCGGCGATGCAAGGCAATGCTTACGGCTGGTATTTGCACAATCCGTGTGGCATCGTCAATGCAGCATGGTCAGACGGGCAGAAGCGGGCGGAGATAAAAGAGAACTTTCTCGTTCGCCTGATATATTGGATACGCGATGATAACTGGCAGACGTGGCAGGCGACGCTGACCGATCCGGCGGCGGATAACGTATGGGAGGCGTGGTCGGAGGCGGCAGCGGGGGCGGATTGGGATGCGGCGGATACGCTGGCCATGGCGGCTTACTTTTATCCGCAGGATGCGGAGGCGGGCACGGTCGTCGTCTCCATTTTCGCCGACGAGGCGCCCGATGTCTCAATCGGTGGCGAGGAAGGCAATTACACGCTTTCGGCGACGATCACTAACGAGACGACCGAGGAGGCGATCACGGTCACATTTGAGATGGCTACCGACGAAACGCTGGAGATCGCCACGGATGAGCGGACGGTGACTTACCAGGCGGATGAGTCGAATCAGTTTCAGGCGGTGAGCCTGGATTCGGCGCGGCAGCACTGGCTGCGGCTACAGCCGGGGAATAACACGTTGCGCTTTGATGACACGAACACGGGGAACGTGACGTTCGTGACGAAATTTGAGAGGCGGTATTACTGATGGGGGCCAGAGTTTTGGTCGGCGACCGCACCGGGCTGGTACGCGGCGAGCTGCGGGCCGGGAGCATCAGCAGCATTACGTGGAGACTCAATAAAGCCGGGAGTGCCACAATCACCATCAAGCGGGGGGCGACCGCTTTTCGACGCGATTGGCTGGAGCCTGGGGCGCGGGTTTATGTCGAATTTGACAATGGTCTGCCGGCATGGGGCGGGATATTGGATCTGCCGCGCACGTGGCACAGGGGCTACCTGGAGATGCGGGCGCACACGATTGAGCGATTGCTGAAGTTTTCGATAACGCCAAAAACGCGGGCGTTCTACAGCGAGGTGGTGGGGGGCATTTTTTCGCAGATTCTCCAGGAAGCGGATGCCCGGAGCGACCTGGGTATCACAATCGGCAGCGTGTGGCGCGGCGGTGCGGGCCATTATCCGCGCTATCATTTCCGGACGGCGACGTGGGTCATCGATTCCTCGATCCGCAAGATGGAGGTGTGCGACTATCGGTTTGTCCCGTACCTCGATGGCAACGTGGTCGAATTTCGCGCGGAGTTGGAACAGGTGCTGGGGGACGACAAGCGCAGCCGCGTGGCGCTCATCGAGGGAAAAAATATCACGGGTGCGACGCTGACCGAGCAGGGCGATATCGTCAATCGCGCTGCGGTCGTCGGGGCGGGAAGCACATGGGGGGAACGAGAGGTCGTTTGGGCGGTGGAGGATGAGAGCCGGCGGCGGTATGGGCTGCGTGAGGCGATGGTCGCGCCGGCGGACGTAACGCAGGCGGTGACGCTGAATCGCTACGCGGATAACGCGATAAGGGATAATGCGTACCCACACACGCTGGCGGACCTGGATGTGGCCGACGTGTCGCCTGCGCGATTTGCGGATTATGGCGTGGGGGACATTGTGCGGGTGATTTTGTCGTCGTACCATTTCGATGGCTACGACGCGGCGATGAGGATCGTGGCGCGGGGGTACAATCCGCGTACGGGTGAATGTAACTTGGTGTGCGACGAGCGATTTGAATATGCCCCTATACTGCGCGGGGAGGACGAATATCAACCCGGGGAGGGCACGTGATGCTTGAGCGAGACAAAACTTTTAACGACATATTGGATCGCATTGAGGCGATGGAGGCACGGCTGGAGGATTTGCGCGATGTCTCCAGGCCGGCGGAGGTGGTCGTTGTTGAGCAACCGGAGTGGCAGGCGCTGGCGGGGTGGGTCAGCACCGGCTCGGTGCTGCGCGACATAGACGGGAAGATCGTCCTCGACCCGACGATTCCACGCATCCGGATCGCGGCCGACGGGTATATCGAGAGTGAGGACTTTGTGACCGGCGTGTCTGGATTCCAGATCGACGGGGGGATGGCAGAATTCAATAACGTGACGATCCGGGGGACGATATATGCCGACGCGGGGGAGATCGGCGGTTGGGACATCGGGACGTACACTATTACCGCCGACAGCGGCGCGGTAGGGTTGAACAGCGAAGCCACAGGGGGCACTGATATCCGTATCTGGGCCGGGCATGCGACGCCCGGCTCTGCGCCATTCCGGGTGGATGAGAATGGGGCGCTGGTGGCCAGCAGCGCCAATATCACCGGCACGATCGATGCCAATGCCGGGCATATCGGGACGTTGGATATTGATGGGGTGTTGACGGTGGGGACGGGGGCGCCGGTGATCCAGTTGGACGGGCCGAATAAGAGGATCAGGTCGTCGAATTATGCGGCGGGTTTGGCAGGGTTCAACATTGAGGCCGATGGTGATGCGGAGTTCAAC